AGAGATTATAATAATTAATTCTTACTGTTGTATTATGATCGTCATAATCTAAATTAGCATTGTTCTTACCAAAAATGGTATATGTTAATTCTGTATTTTTATGATTTAATCTATTCATAAAGAATAATATATAACTAATTTTCATTAATTATTATATTATTACATCTTTAGATAATTTTATAGATCTTATAGAATTTAATGGTGGATTAAATTGATCTATGATGGATTGTTCAAACCCATGACCTTGGATTAAATTTTCTATATCAATTTCATGGGTTTTAGTCATTGTAAAATTATCCCAACCTCCATGATCTCTAATGTATTGATATAATCTTGTCCAGTATAACTTACCTACTTTATTTCGTACATTCTTTTTATGATGGCTTTTTCTTCTTGATATATTTGTTGTACTACCTATATAAAATTGTTCTGAATCATTATTATCTTGTATTCTGTATATATAAAATTTCATTAATATATAATATTATTTTTTAATCTTTAGATTTATTTTTTAGAGCTCTTAATCTTGCCATTTTCTCTTTCATTTCAGGTGATCCTTTCTTTAACTTTCCACCAGTTACAGTCTTGCTATTTTCTCCAGCGTTATGACTATTAAAATCAATATCAATATTTACTGAATCTTTTCTTGGACGTCCTCTTCCACGTTTAATTCCAACACCAATCTTTTTACCGATTTGATCTGTTGCATATTTTCCAGCATAAGTACCTGCTTGTGATCCTGCCAATCCTGCCATAGGACCACCTAACATAGTACCTGCAACACCACCCAAAGCTCCGGTTGCAATTGGTACGCCATGATGTAATAAATCAGATGATAAACCACCTTTCTTTCTTGTTATATATTTCCTTACTGTTTTATTACTAGATTGTTTTTTAGTTCCTACACCTCGTTGTGCTTCAGAACCCATCTTCGTTTCACGACCTACTTTTTGTGCAATCAATTTACCTGCCATTTGTCCAGCATAACTACCAGCCATTCCACCCATTGGACCACCAGTTGCCATTGTACCAGCTACACCACCTAAAGTCCCTAATGCCATCGGTACACCTTTATAAAGTAAATCAGTAGCTAATCCATCCTTAGTCGATACGTATTTAGCAGCTTCTTTAGTAGGTTTGATAATTTCTTTTTTAACTACTTGTTTAGCTGGTTGGACTACTTGTTGTTGAACTACTTGTTTTGTAGGTTGTACAATTGCTTTTTTAAATCCTTTACTAATCTTACCTAATAATGCACCTCCTTTTTTAGGACGTCCTCTTTTACGTGGAATATATTCTTCATCACTACTACTTTCAGAATCTGATTCTGAATCAGATTCACTATCAGATTGAATACCAAACCCTAACATTTTACTACCTAATTTTTTCATAGATGTAGTTGCATGGGCCTTTAATGGGTTGAATCCTTTTAAGCTAATTGATTCAGTATTTTTAGCACTTGAAAAAGGATTTAATGCACTAACCAAATCTGTAGTTGTTCTGATATCTGTTTGATTTTTTGCTGGTTTATTACTGAATGGTCTCGTTGCTTTATTTAGTGTAAATGTTTCATCACCTTTCTTCCCTAATAGTTCAGCTTGTAGACCACCTTGAGAATGTCCCAAAGTCACAAGGCTATCACGTCCATATTTCTGTTCTGCTGCTTTTTGTACTGCTTTTGCTTCTTTGTATCTATCAGTTGTTTTATATAATGTTTCACCACCTAAAGCATATGCTGCATTATTTGACCAATCAGATATAGTTCCTACAGTTCCACGATGTATGACTGCTGTTTTACCTGTAGTATCATTATGAAATACTTTAGATTTACCAGTTGATAAATCCTCATCTTGTACCCATCCACCTTCAACACTTTTAATACCTTTGTCATAACTTGCATCTAATAAACCACGAATTTCATTAGCTGGTAATGCACCACCATGAATATGCGTAACACCTTCGCCGTATTCATCACTACTATCATATGCTTCATCTGTCTCTGGTACATATTTTTTGAAAAATTTTTTATTTATTTTAGGTTGGGTTGTTCTTTTTTCATTCTCAATAAAATTATATTCATTTGTTTTTCTAACCATTATATTTATTATAATAATTTCTTTTTATATACATTAGTAGTCGGGATTCCATAATAAATGGGCACTTAACCATGCAGGTGTATACTTAGGCGCATGGTACCATCGGTGATTACGGGACATGAACGATTTTAATTTATTTTGGTCGTTGGTCTTTGTGAAATCCTTATACAACATCACACCAAAGTGTTTTACATCACCATTATTATCATATATCATATATTTCTTATCTTTTCTCGATGATATATCAACGGGGTTTAAACCCAACTTTTTTGCTATTTTTCGGACTTTGTCTGGGTCCGAGTACTTTTTGATTTCTTCGCTTTTCATATTCTTCTTACCTTCTTTACTCTTTAAAATCTTTTAATAATAAGATCATATTCCAAAAATCCATTTATAACTGGGTTTTTCAAACTTACTCTTACGGATTACTTATATGGGGGACTTTTTAAAAATTAACAAAAATTGGATATATTGGATATATTGGAGATATAGTATATTAATAAGGTTAAAGAATTTAAAGAGAAAAGAGGTTAAAAGAATAATGAATATCAAAACAAAAATAAAAGAAAATAAACCCAATATATCTGAAAGTAGTGTAAAGACATACAATTCAATTTTAACTAATTTATATCAACATGTGTACGGTGATGATGATTATAATATGAAAGGATTCAATGATACAGAATCAATATTAACATTTTTGAAAGATATTGAGCCTTCACGTCGTAAAACCATCTTAGCGGCTCTTGTTGTTTTAACAGATAACAAAAAGTATCGGGAATCAATGTTGGCTGATATAGAGTCAGCACAAATAAAAAACCATCAGCAAGAAAAGACACAAAAACAAAAAGAGAATTTTATTGATGGTTATCTCATCAGTAAAATTTATCAAAATTTGAAGAAAAGAGCTAATAATTTATATAAAAAAGGAGATTTAAGTTATCATGAGATGCAGGAAATACAAAATTATATAATTATGACATTATACTGCGGGCAATACATCCCGCCACGTAGAGCTAGAGATTATACAGAGTTCAAAATTAAGAATATTAATAAAAATGATGATAACTATATTGATGGTAATGAACTAGTATTCAATAAGTATAAAACAGCTAAAACATATTCACAACAGAGACTAGAATTACCAAAAAAATTAAAATATATTTTAAACAAATGGATTAAAATAAATCCTACAGAATATCTATTATTTGATATACATCAGAATAAATTATCTAATGTAACACTGAACCAACGTATAGAGAAAATAGTAGGAACAAAAATGGGTGTGAATGGGTTCAGGCACGTATACATGTCAAATAAATATCAATCATCAATACAGAACGATGAAGATATGAAAAATGATTTTAAGGCTATGGGTTCATCTATACATCAGAAAGATGTTTATATTCAAAAGTCTTGATCTTCTTCACTATCATATTCTTGTTTCTTTTTCTTTCCATTAGATGTAGTTCTTGGAATACCTTTCAAGAATGTATCTAAGTTATAATATTCGAGAAATCCTTTTCTGTATTTTTTATTACGCGCGATTTTACCGCCTGTAATAATCAATGGTCTCAATTCTTGTGATACAGCATCATTATAAACAGCCTTTAATTCATCCTTATCTAAATCAGAAGACCATTCATTTAAAATAGCTGTTTGTTCACGTTTTGATCCCCCTAAATCTAATAATACTAAATAATTACTATTCTTTCTAATAAATTTAGGAATACCATAATAATCTTGGCTCAAGAATATAACACAACAATTTTTCTTTCGTGCTCTCATATAATATTCTTCTACAGGTTTTAAATCTTTACTAAGCACTAAATCATCCCATACAACTAAATGATTATATTTTTTATCCATATCATCAAGTTTAGGTGTACTATGCATTCCTTCCTTAACTTGTATCTGTTCAAATTCACCACTTAAATAATTATATAATGGTTCATCTTTATTTCTTGTAACAATTGTAATATCTGCAAATGTACCTTTATTTCCAGCACTAAATACTCTAATAAGATTTAATAAAAAATTTGTCTTTCCTGACCCTGATGGTGCAACAATACACATTCTAAATGGAATTTTTATATCATGTAAATGTTCATTTGGGTTATCTACTTCTTCTAAATATTTTTTTGGGATTACCTCATAAAAGTTAATAATCTCACTAGTTGTTCCAACTTGTTTTTTTTGTCTAGGCATTATAATGTATAATGAAATTTGTTTTTAAATATAATATATATAAAAACATATTTACAATATATTATAATATGTCAGTAAATACACCACCAACAGAAAACATACCGATTTTTGATCCTTCGGTATTTCCATCAGCGAGTGGAACAGCATTAACAATTGCATCAGGATCAAAATATTTTTTAACATATCCTGTCGCACAAGGATCAGAAATATTTCCATCAAACGTAACATTACAATCAACATTAGCTGACGCGTCAGGAGATGTAGGAACAGCTGGTCAAATCCTATCATCTACAGGAACAGGAACAAATTGGATAGATAATACAGGAGGAGAAAATGCTTATATTACACTAAATACATCAACACTTCCTTCTACACTTCCTATACCAACCGAAGCAAATACATACGTTTATATTACTGGAACACTTAATGATGGAGGGGCATTAACAATTCCAACAACAGGAGTCACAACAGGAACATTTATAAATTTTAAAAATTATACAACCCTAACAGTAAATATAGTTGGTTCATCATTTATTTTATATTCATCATTTGGAACAACAATACCACCATACGTTTTAGGTGCAGGATGTTCTGCATCATTTTATTATAATGGAACTGTTTGGGTTCAAGCAAATGTCGATAGAACATTTACAAATTTATTTTCATCAACAGGAGATATAGGTCTTTTATCAACAGATAATATTACCATAGATTCAACACATTTAGGAACAACTGTAAATGTATATAATGATTTAACAGATGCTGACCTTAGTATTGCAAAACTTTTACCAGCACCTTATACAGTAAGAATCGCAAATACAGCATCAGGAGCATCAGGAGGATCTGTTCATTGTTCTAATATTGGATTTGACGGAGTAAATATTAATAATGCAACATCACCAGCAGCAGGGATTATAAAATTAGGTAATTCATTAACGACAGGACCACTATACATCGCTGGTGGTTCAACAACAGCAACCCATACAACAGGACCTATTATTATTGGATCAGATTCAACAGCATCAGGAGGAATAAATATTGGAACTGGAACAAATCTAACAGTTCCAACAGTTAATACAGTTAATATCGGTAGTGGAACATATACAACGAATATTAAAGGAACATCGACAGCAACTGGATTATTAACCGCAACATCAGGAATTACATCAAATGGTAATATATCAGTTACAGGTGCAAACACAATATCAACAGTATCAGGAAACATTACATCAACAGCAGGAAGCATTGTAGCAACAGCAGGAAATGTATCCGCAGGATTAACTATAACAGCAGGTGGAACTATAACATCAACAACTGGAAATATAACAGCAACTGCTGGATCACTAATTGCACCAACAGTTA